AGGTCTAGTTACTACATTTGACACTCCTGTAACATTCAACGAAAATATTACAGTCGTTGGTGGTGATGGACAGTTAGTAAGTAACTTTGAATCTCCCGTAGTTATTTCAGTTCAAGATGAGGATTTATTACAGTCCCGTCATTCTCTTATTATTCGTTCCAACGTATCTTCTGTTGATCCTGTAACCCTAGAGGAACAGGATGAAGGTCTTGACGCTACTTCTTTCACTCCTAGAACTGAAGGTGATATTAGAATTAGTAAAAACAGAATACAATCTGCTATTTTTGGATTTAATTCCAGAGGAAATGGTCAGAAGTATATGTTCCAGACACATACTGTTGCTGGTATCGCGTCTAATATTACTCCTAACCAAACTGACATCTTTACAAATGGTGGAACTTCAATTAATGCTGCACAAATTATCACTTATGGTAATGTAATTCCTTCATCTGGCGATGTTTTATTCAAGGGTGAAGAAGTTGGTAAGAATGGATCTATTGCATGGATTCTTTCTAACTACTTCTCACAGATAGCTCAGACAAGCATCTTTACAATTGAATTTGATGGAAGTAATGTTGTTAAATTAACATTCAAAAATGCTCAAGGGCAAAATCTCTCTGTTGGTAATGACATTGGAATTACATCTGGTTCTCAAATTAGGATTAAGAATTTCTACTTTGATCCTAGACTTAATTTAACTTGGACTGTATATTCTCCACCTGGCGACGCATTCTCACCAACAAATAACTACGTTCATTTCCAAGTTATTGATCAGATCCCACAGTCAGTACAGTCATGGGCAAACATTATAGATGCAAACAACGTACCAGTTGGTTCACCTACTCCTACAATTGAGTTTTCTAACGCTAACTGGAAGGAAGTTGGTGTACTTGGTGCAGAAGCACTTAGAACTGAGACTGAGACTATTGGTAATTACAAGTTAGGTATCAACACAGTTGCAAGATTACCACATAGTGCATATACAAATGCATGGGTTGGTTTAGATGCTGATCCAAAAGCAAACTTAGATGTTGTTGGTACAGCATTTATTAGTGGTACAACAATTAGTGACTTCTTAGGCACTGGTAAGGAATCATTTGCCAATAGAACAAAGACTGCTGTTGACAATGCATTCTTAGTTGGTGGTGATAGTTCATTCCCTAATGACGAGGCAGTATTCCGTATTGCGACTACTAATAATGGTCGTGTTGGTATCAACGTTGATAACTCACAATTAGACAGAGCTTTTGTTGTAGATGGTACATCTAGATTTACTGATGATGCTAAGTTTGAGCATGACATTGAAGTCAATGGCGATGATGGTGCTCTTGCTGAGGTAAGAACTTCTCAGACAACTGGACAAGTTAACTTGTTCAATGACAGCACATTTGTTGGTGGTGATAATACTGCTGGTTTACATATCGGTGGTTATGCTAAGACTATAAGAATTGGTGATTACAACACCAGTTCTACTCAATGGATCTATGTTGGTGACAAGTCTACAGGCGATCAGTTTGTATACATCGCTAACAATGCTAATCATAATAACATCTTTATTGGTAATATTGCTCAAGACGCAGCAATTTCTAAGACAAAGATTGGTGGTGCATATAATCGTCTTGAGTCTCTATCATTCGTTGACTTTGAAGTTAAGAGAGCTAAGTTTGCTGGTGATGTAACGTTTGGTTCGTTTAAGCAACTTGGTGGAGATAGAACTAATCCTGAGCAAACTGTAACTCTATCAACTGAAGCTGGTATTGTTAGTTTCTTCTCTGGTAATACTCAGACAGTTGACTTTGCGTTAAATGCTTCTGAAATTAACATTGCTGGTCAAGGTGGTACAACCACTATTAGAAACAGTCTTGAGATTGATGGTGAAACCACATTTAACAGTAGTGTTAAACTCTGTGGTGGTACTGCTTCTTACTCCTTTGTTGGTGTTGGTGCATCATTAGGAACAACACCAATTGCTCATTTATCTGGTATTTTAGGACCTTCTAGCTTCAATCAAAATGTTGATATTGTTAATGTTTTAGAAGTTGTAGCTTCTGATCCAAACTACAATAGAATTGACACTGCTGGTTCTGCATCTTGGGGTGATTCTACATTCCAAGACATCAAGACTGGTGCAGGTCCTGAAGGAGCTGACCTACCAGCACTAACTGGTAAGCAATACTACTTACCACTATTGAATAATCCTGGCACCTATTTTGCTGAAGGTGATTATATTTTACTTGATGCTCCTGTTGACTCAGGAACTGGCACTAGACCTGAAATTGTTCGTATTGCAGTTGGTGGTCTAACAGGTGCAGAAAGTTCTCCATACTACTTGACAGTTGAAAGAGAACCTCTTGGTTCATTCGCACCTCAAATTGACAATCATCCTGAAAATCCTGGCAATAGAACTCCTGTTTACAAGTGTAACATCGCATTTGATTCAACATGGATTGAACAGGCAATTGATGGAACTAGAGATGCAACTAATCAAGAAAATGTTTATCTCTCAACCTTTGGTGGTACATTACAAACTGGTAGAGATTATGTAATTATTTCTCGTGAAGATACCAATGGTGATGGAGACTTCAATCAGGGTGAAATATTTAAACTTGCTACACCACTAGCGATAGTCAATAAGAAGTTTGAGATTACTAATGGATGTCCTAACGGTGATACTCTCTTCTCTGTTGACAGTGTAACTGGTGACACAATCATTGGTAATGATGGCGTTGCTGGTGAGAATGGTAAGTTAACTGTTAATGGTTCGTTTGAATTTAAAGGTGGATGTAAGACTGCATCAGCTCAAGCATTTATTGGAAATGCAGTAGCAACAACTAGTACAATCACTTCCATTCCTTCAGTTGAAGGACTTGAAATTGGTGATTATGTTGAACTTACTGGTAACGGTGGCACAGTCACACTTGAACAAAATCAATTCCCATCAGATTCTGGAACTGTAAGACTTACTGATCCTCAGATTATCTTTATTGGTACTGATTCAGTTGTGTTAAATGTTCCGTTCTCAGGATCTGGTAGTGCAACTGGTATTACATTCAACGCAACTAAAGATGAGAAGTTTAGAATTACTGATAGAGTTCGCGATATCTTCACTGTTGATGGATGTTCTGGTGATACAGTAATTGGTAATCCAAGTGGTACTATATTGGCAAATAGGTCTCAGTATGGAACTTCAGTTGCTGCACACACAGCTGGTGCGATAGTTTACACAGCTCTCAAAGATCCTAAGGTAGACAACGGTATTGCTACAACATTTGTTAATACAATTACCACAATTAGCACTAGTGCTACAACAATTCCTGTTGATGACATTACTAACTTTGAAGATGGAGATTACATCTTTGTTGGTTTTGGATCTGGTGGAAATGAAGAGATAATGAAAATCAATGGAACTCCTCAATCTAGTGGAGTTGCACCTGCTGGTACATTATCTGTTATTCGTGCTGGTAATCCTGCATTTAACTCTGAACTTGGATTCGCACCTCCTACTGTTCCAGGATCTAGTTACACCCACACTGATGGTGAAACTGTATTCAGAATTCTATTCAGAGAGGTTACACTTCTAACAAATGATATTGCTGGATCTGGATCTAATGCTGTTGAGATTGGATTAGAGAATAGTGATGTTGTTCCATTCTTCCTTGATCGTGAATATTGGACAATAGTTGATGATGAAATATTCTTCGTAACTAGCAGCATCACTAATGATGGTGGAACTACATTGGTTAAGAAAGACTACTTCCATGGTAAATTAGATGTATATGATGATGTTAAGTTTATTGGTTCTAACTTTGAGATCACTGGTACAGATAACAATGTACCTATCCTTAAATTAATTAATAACGAGGAACATCACTTTGAGGGTGGTGCACTTGACATCAACGCTGCTACTGATATCAGTGGTAACCTTAGAATATTCCCATCTAAGTGTGTTGAGGATCCTGATGCTATCCAATTTAGTAACAAGTCATTTACTCCAACATTTAGAGTTGAATCTGAGTTTGGTGACACATTTGTTGGTCGTTTACTTGAAGTTGCTGGTATTTCTGGAACCAATCCAACAAACTCTCAAGCAATTTTAGATGTTAAAAATCTAGGTGTTAATGGTGTCAATAGCTTCACCATTATGCAAGATGGATCTATTGATGCATTTGGTTACAAAGGATATAAGAATAAGAACGGTGGACACATTACTAAGTTTATCAATGCAACTGCCACTCTATCTTGTAATATAAATTATATTGTAGCGGTAGCTCCTGCTACAGGTTCACTTATTCTTACACTTCCAAGTAATCCTGAGACAGGTGATGTTATCAGAATTACTGAAGTCGCGGGAGCATTAACTTACAATAACTCACTTGTAATTCGTGCACCAATCATTGGAGGTGAACCAGTTGCGGTTCAAGGAGATACCTCAGGAACCAAGTTGGGTGGTCTATCTACTCCATATGGTTCTGGTGAACTAGTTGTTCAAAATAGAAATGCATCATTCGGACTCGTCTATGTTGGACAAACAGATGGTGATAACTTTATTCCTGCTGTCTATCAAGGTTGGTGGTTAACTGAACTATAATGGCATTCTATAACAGATTAAAAACTATGAAGTCTGCTCCAGTGGGCACTATCATGCCTTGGAGTGGACAGTCTAGTACTGGTAATCTTCCTAATAACATACCTACAGGATGGATTGTTTGTGATGGTAGAACATTTGCAGCTAATGATTTTCCATTATTAGCATCTATGATTGGAAATACATATGGTCCTACTGATACATCAATTGTTGGAAACTTTCCTGACTATGATGAGGGAGATACTTTTAGAGTTCCTAACATGAACGGTAGATCAATGGTTGACATTGAGTTATCATATTTGCAGGATAGTAAATATCAATTTGGACAACCAGATGCTGAAGCTGTAATTGGAAGTTTAATTTCTGAAGATGGTACAGGTGTTACTCCTCCAACTATCTACAGTGCTGATACAGATTTAAAATTTCAATTAGATCCAATTGACACAATGGCAGGAAAAATTCAAAATATTACATTGAATGATCCTACATGGTCTAAGACATATTATACTATCGGTAGAAAATTAGGTATTGACCATACGCCAGGTCATAAACATAAAGGAAGATATACAACAGCACAGACTGATGGTAGATACGTAGAAGTATTCCAAGCACCAAGAGTAGACATTGCTACTAGTAATTATGAATCTGCAAACTTAATTGGTGTTTTAAACACTGACACTGCAGACCAATGGGGAGGTGGTTTTGGTCCTATGACATATTACGATGAAAACTCTTTGCCATTGACTAATGAACCAAAACAATTTACGCAAGATAGAATTCCAGTAGCAAATTCATCAAGACTTATCCCTGATCATGGTGCATATACAGAATCATTTAATGATACATACAACGTTGCAGCCTCTGGTTCCTATGATCACTCTCTAAGACAGGTTACTGGTGTATTTCCTCCTCCAACTGAAATTTTTGGTAGACCAAACTATTATAATGGAAATGTTTCTCAAACATATCCTACAAACCTTAGTTCTCTTGGACAAGACTTTTCTGATGCAACTGTAGCATCACATAACCATTTCAGTTTTGATATTTCTATGAACATTGGTGGTCTTAGAATTCCTCCAAATATTGCTGTAAATAACGTACAATCTTATACTGTTAACGTTTCTGACATACCAGATGCGTTAAATATTCTTATGGACAATCAAACACCGTCACAAACTGTGGTGATGATTATCAGAGCTTACTAAAATGGCAGTCTTTTTAAACCAAGAAAGAACCAAAATCGGAACAACAACAGGAACTCTTATTGCTTTTCCTCAAGAGTTAGAAGTAAATGATCCAGCAGTTGGAAATAGTGCACAACTTCTTCCTGCTGGTTATTTAAGATGTGATGGTTCAGTTCTTAGCTCAACAGTATATCCAGCATTAGCAGAAATTCTTGGAACAGGTGATGGGTGTGCATTCAAACAAGATGGACAAACTTTATCAGATACACAATTTCAACTACCAGATTTAAGATCTAAATTTATCAGAGCTAGTTCTGCTTCTGATCAAGGTGTTATTAATGATAATACAGTGATCAGTCCTACGGGTCAAGTTACTGAAAGATCTGGTGTTGGTGTCACTGTTTCATCTAATGTAGGAACTGTTGCAACTGTTGATTTAATTGGACAATATAGAGTCCCTCCTAGAACTGTTACTCTTACAGGTAATGTTGGTTTTACTAGACCTAGAAGACCAGATGAGGAAATTGTTCCTATTAATGCTTTTTTACCACACATGCATTACACCACAACGTTTAGATCTAGAACTGTGAGACGTCAAGGAAATGAGATATTTGAATTAAATTATTTTACAAATGCGTCTACAATTGGTGTTGAAAACTGGTTTGATGCCACTGACTCTGGTGATGGAAGACAACCTGCATGTAAACACTATGCACAGTCTGAAGTATGGAATAGTGGTACTTACATTGAAGGTGGTGGTTTTGGTTCAGCATCATTTCAATATTTTGGTATTTGTAAAGGAAGTTGTGGTTTTTTCCTTGCTCATTGTCTAGTTCCTACTGGCAAAGCTGTTCCTGTTGACACTACTCCAGAGGGTCAATGCTTTCAAACTTTAATATTTACATTTCCCATGAATTGTAGTAGTAGTAGTTATACTGTTGGTGCTAACTATATTGAAGGTGCTACTGGAGTTGGTGATGATAACATTCCTACCACTGCATCAAGTCCTGGTGGTAGTGTACAATCATTTGAGCTATATGAAAGTCTTGATGTAACTCCAGCATATTATGGTAAAGGTTTTGGACAATGGGCGTATACATCTTATGGTGGATCTGGTGTATGGAATGGTTTAGGTGATGAAGCTTCACAAGAGGTTGATTTAGTTGGTGGAACTGGAACTGGATTTAGAGTTTCGTGTAAATTTGAAGCATGGCCAGGCACTGGCGGTAATCCAGACAATACAAGATATAAAGTTGTTGCTTTTGTAGATGCTGGTAGTGGATATTCGGCAGGTGATGTTCTAACTTTTCCTGATGTTCAAGGAAAAAATATAAGTGGTGCACCTTCCACTGGTGCTGGAGGAATTGGTTTTAGAGTTGTTACTACAACTTTTGGAGATGCAGCTGATGCTGCAGCATATCCTCATAATCAATCCTTACATCAAATGTTACCAGTAGATACTCTAGTCAGTCAAAGTGAAAATGCTGCATATCCTCAGATAGCAAATATTATTGAGAATACACAAGCATTTGATTATGATAGTGATCCTACACAACATACACATACCATAAACTATACAACTGGACTAACTAATTATCAGTTAAATATACCAGAGACATTTATTTCTGTTGATGGAATGAGTGCTTCTATTTCTATTCAACCAGAATCAGATACAAAAATTGATAACTTAATTTCTCCTTTTGTTATGGTAGATTACTTAATCAAGACCTAAGATGTCAAGAAACCCACGTACTAATTTTCTTACAGACAAAGCAACGTTTGGCAACTCTACAATGCCAATCGGTGCTATTGTGCCTATTTTTAAAGCAACGGATGATAAAGTTACAGACAATGGTGTAGTAAACACAAATGGTTTAGGACAAGTTGCTAGTGGAGTTAGTGCTGGAAGTGGATATATAACTGATTTGGGAACTGTATCTGGATACCCCACAGGTCCTGTAACTTTTGATATTCCAGCAACAGCATTTCAAGAAGGAACAGACAATGTTAATATACCTAATCATCCTTTCGTTGAAGGTGATAAACTAACAATAACTTTAAATGATCAAGCTCCAAATAAATGTAAGTTAGGAGCAGCTATTCAATCGTTTACTATTGGTGGTGGCGGTGGTAGTAATTATACAACACCACCACTTGTACAAGTAACTGATAATGGAAGTGGTCCTCTTACTGAGGGTTCATTTGCTGCAGAAATTGATACCAACACAGGACAAGTAACTGCTATTAATGTGGTCAATGGTGGATCAGGATATCAATTCCCCCAAGTTACACTAATTGGTGGAGGTGGCACAGGTGCAACAGCAACAGCGACATTAGCAACAGGTGGTGTTGGTGGTGTTGCTCTTGATAAAGGATTTACATTTTATGTTGATGTCATTGATTCAAATAACATTAAATTTACTAGAAGTAATGGAGATATTGTTGCAGGAAAATATTATAATATTACTAGCATCGGTTCTAATGGAACAATTAGTGTAGCATCAACAACTGGATTTGGATTAACTGTTGGTATCTTGGCAAATCTAGATGGTACTGTAAATTTTGCTACTGTAAAAAAACAAGGTTATGGTTATCAAAATGGTGATGTAGTTTATATTTTACAGCCAGGTAGCAGTGGAACAGCAAGAGTTGAAATTGTTAGTACATCCTCTACAACTGCTGATGAACCAGACATGCAGTATGAAGGTTGGTTATATTGTGATGGATCTGAATATGACGCACAAGATTATCCATTATTATATGAGGTTCTTGAGGACAAATATGGTGGACTTGGTGGGACATACGACCCAGAGGATTTTGGACAAACTTCATCTATTTCATTTAATGTTCCAGATTACAAAGCTAGAAAATTAGTTGGTGCTGGTGGTGGTGTCAGTGGCGGTGGATCTCCTGTATCAGGTAATGTTATTTCTGCTGTTGGACAAACTGGTGGTAGATGGTTTTTCTCAAAAACACAACAAGAAGCACTATTTGATATTGGAAATATCGTAATTAGTGGATATCAAAATGTTCAGGAGTTTGTTGGTGGAAGTTTAACTGGTGAAATAACAATTCAAATAGGTCCTTTACAAGACAAAATATTAACATCAGTTCCTGAACATGAACATGCAATTATGACATCAACTGCAGCTCAGGCATTAGCATATGAAGGAACTGGTCAACTTGTTGATAATCATCTTGCTAGTTACAAAGATGGTGAAGGAGATGTTCAGTTCTTCTTACCTAACGATGGTACACCACTATTTCATAGTCATGGTATTGTAGATTATGTTATTACTGATCCCAGTCTCTCTACATTTGGTAACCTTAGTGGTGTTGGTGAAACAATAGATGTAACTATTACTGCATCAGATGTCATTGGTGAAACTACAGGAACAAAATTTAATATTCCTGATCATAAACTAGCTACTGGATATAAAATTAGAGTTAAATCAAATGATCAGTCAACTCAAATGGTATTTGATATAGATGGTATTGTTGTACCGTTTGCACAAAATACAGAATGGTATGCTATTGTACTTGATGATGATAATTTCTACGTAGCACAAACAAAATATAAAGCTAGAACAGGTCAAGCATTACTTGCAACAACTAATGGTAGTGCTGGTCAAAGTATAGTATTAGAGATAGGATATAAAATCTCAGGAGATTTACCAGCAGATCAAGTAACAGTTATTCAACAACCAACTGATAGTGTATATGATATTGATGATTCATATACTATCGGTGGTAAAACAATTCAATTACCTGGCGCAAGTATTACTACTGTAGAAACTATTGTACAACAGACAACACCTGGATCTTACACAGTTCCAGCTCCAACTATTGAACAAGATGCTGTAGGTGTCTCTGGATATCTTGGTGGTGCTGGTGGTGGAGGTGCTACTAGTGATGTTAATGGTACTAATGGTGGTGATAGTTATTACGAATTTAACTATAATGGAGACAATATTAGAATCGTTTCAGAAGGTGGTTCAGGTGGTACACAGGGTGCATCAGGTGGAGGAAAAGGAACTGGAGGTCAAGCAAGAATTGTTACTGGATCAGCTGGTGCCACAAATATTACTGCATCAGGAACATATACTGTAAATGGATTAGATATCAGTATATCAACGTATTACGCAGGTAATGATGGACAAGATGGAGGTCCTAATCAAGGTGGTGCTGGTGGAACTGCATCTTATATTGGTGGTGCTGGTGGAGATGGGTCTAGAACTTTATACACTGGAACAAATGAAATAAATCAGTCATTCCCTACACCCTCTGCTAATTTCTATACTTATACTATTCCAAACAACTGGCCACTTGATAATTTAAGAGCAGTCATTAAAGGTGGTGGCGGTGGTTCAGGTGGTACTGGTGATGGTGGTGCAGGATGGTGGGCAGGAAATGGTGGTGATGGTAAAAGTATCTCCATAAATGTAGCTGGTGTTCTTGCAGGACAATCATTGAGAGTCTTCGTTGGTGGTGGTGGAGGATCAGGTATCAACAGAACTGGTGGTACTGGATCTCAAACTGGTTTTGCTTTTGGTGGTAATGGAGGTAATGGAACTGGTGGTGGCGGAGGCGGAGGCGGTGGTGCTGCGTCTGCTATTGGTACAACAACTTCAATGATTGGTGGAGCTGGTGGAGGTGGCGGTGGAGGTGCTGCTGGTGATTCAGTTCAAGGTGCTGATCAAAATGGTGGTCCTTCTGGTAATGACGGTGCTCAAAATTTGAATAGTATATTCTCTGGAAGTGGTGGACAAGGTGGTAACTCTGTCTGTTCTGGTGGAGGAGGAGGAGCTGGCGGTGGTGGCGTCGGTTTCGGTGCTGGTATTGGTGGTGGTGGAGGTGCTGGAAACGGTTCTAACGCACGTAGAGACGGTTATGGTGCACAAAGAGGACAAAGTGGATTTAGAGGTTCTGGTGCTGGTGCTACAGCATCACTCATCACTGCTGGTGATGCTAATAATGGTGCTGTTGTTGGAATAGGACAACAACTTGCTGGTGGTGGTGGTTCTGTTGAAATGACTGCTGTTGAAAACCAAACATTTTATGGTTCTGGTGGTGGTGGCGGTGGATCAGGAAACTATTTCCAATTCCAATTTGCAAATACCAGTATAAATGCTGGAACATTAGTCGTTGGTGATAGTGGTGTTGATGGTGGAAATCCTGGTCAAGGTAGTATAGGTTATCAAACAACAGAACAACTTTCTGGTGGTACAGGAACTTCAAGTACTTCTGGATTATTTGATAGTGCAAGTCCCTCTGTTGATTATGCTCAATCTGGAACTGGATCTGGTGTAAACGGTGGATTTTCTTCTTCTGACGCTCAAAAATATCTTAGATTTTTTGGAAATGAAGCTACTAGGTATGCAAGAACAATTCAAATCAACTCTTCCGCAACTAATGCAAAAAATTCAATAATGAATACAGTTAGGTTTAGAGTTATTCGTGGTAACGGTTCTAATGGTGGAGAAACACCAAATGAACCATTAGAACTATTTGCTAGTAATGATAATGCCACTAGTTTTAATAAAATTGGTACAATTTCTTCTGCTTCTGGTCCTACAACTTGGACTTTTGTTGATATTCCCATTCCAGCATCATATCAAGTAAGTAATATGATTTTAGAAGTCAGACAAACAAGAGCTGTTGCTGGAAACCCAAATAATGATAACTTTGGTATTGATTATGTCTCATTTATTCATGATGAAGTAGAAACTACTATCACAACATATCCATCTGGTGGAACTGATTTAGGAATTGAATTTGTTACCGAACGTATTGCACCACAAGGAGATCCAATCAACTCTGCTGGTCTTGAGGTAAATGAAGGTACATTTACTTTGTCATCTGCTGTAAAATTAAATGTTGACTCTTCATTACAACCAGATATTGACATTCCGCTATTAACAAGGTATCATTTAGTTAAGTATATGATCAGAGCGTATTAATGCTAGAAGCAAGTCAAAGTGGATTGATCATTGATCCTGATAGATTAGAAGGAAAGTTTGAAGATTTTATTGGTGTATATAAAAGACTTGTGCATCATGAGATATGTAATACTATTATATCTAATTTTGAGAATCAAATAAAAATAAATCCAGATTACGTATTGCAATATGGCAAGGAACAAATGCCACAGAAGAAACTAGCACGTCATGATGTTAGTATGATGTATGATGATATTGACATGGGAACATCTGCACATTTCTATAAATATCTGAATTCTGCATTTGAAAACTACAAGCAAGA